TGGGCTCTCCGACAAATGGAGGACATAACGGCTTCGGGGCAGGATGCGGATGTCCCCTATAGGTGGACTGAGGCTATGTGCGCGGGTCTGGCGAGTAAGTTGTACATGAAAAGAAAAGACATGGACTCGAATAGGGCCGCGATCATGGACGCTAAAGCCGAAGACCAGTTTAAGAAGGCTGAAATGGAAGAGCGGGATAAAGCTGATCTTCAGATTGTGATAGGCACCTAATGGCGAGAAAATACGCGAGGGGCACCTATTCAAAGGCCATGTGTGATAGATGTGGGTTTAAAGTGCCATATCTTTCTTTACGGCCAGAATGGACAGGCTTTCGTGTTTGTGGTGAGTGCTGGGAGCCAAAACATCCTCAGCTAGAACCCCGCAGTGCTCATGATCCACAGGCGCTTAAACATCCTCGCCCAGATAGGGACGTTGACTAATGAACTACACAACTCTTCTTCAGCAGATACAGGACTATTGCGAGGATGATAGCGCGGAGTTTATTGCCGAGATACCGCAGATCATTACAAATGCCGAACACCGTATTTTTCGTGATGTGTCCGAACTACCTGCTTTTCGCACATCCGCCACGGGAACGTTCGTCGCGGGTACCAGAACATTTGCACAGCCCGCTGATCTTAGGACCACAAGAGCACTAGCGATAACAGTTTCTGGGGAAGTAGTATTTTTAGAAAAGAGAATAGACACTTATATTCTTGACTATTCCCCAACAACCACGCAGTCACAACCCAAGTTCTATGCAGAAGTGAACGAAACAAACTATATCCTAGGGCCGGTGCCTGATCAAAATTACGCCTATGAAGTATACTACCGCAGAGAGCCTTCCGGCCTTTCGGTGAGTAACTTGAATACGGAAGTTGGTGATAATCATGAAGACCTTCTCATGTTCGCCTGCCTTGCCTACGGGGAAGAGTTTCTGCAAAATGACGTAGAGCAGGCTAAGTGGGAAGGTGAATACGGCAAGGTGAAAGAAGCCACAAATCTCGAGGTACGGAGAAGGTACCAAACTGAATACGGAGTAACCTCATGAGCAGTACCTATTCGACACTTCTTCGTATTGAGTTGATGGGTAGTGGTGACCAGTCAGACACATGGGGGACGACTAATAACCGGAACCTTGGCACCCTGATAGAAGCAGCCATCGCGGGTTCTGCGGCAATCACGTTTAGTGGTGATTCTGATTACACCCTGACCACGGCCAACGGCACCGCTGACGAAGCTAGAAATATATTCTTGGTGATTGCAGATGGGGTGATAACTGTCACCCGTAACTTAATTGTTCCCACGTCAACCAAGCTGTACTTTGTCACTAATAACAACACTTTTGCGGTGACCGTAAAAACGAGCGCGGGCACGGGCATAGCCGTCCCTTCGGGAGACAGCATGTGTCTCAAGTGTGACGGGACAAACGTTGTTGAAGCAATTAACAACTTCGCCGCTTTAACGATTGCGGGAACGGCAGCCCTTACGGCCTCCAGTACAGCTACACTGACCAATAAGACAATTGATGCCAGCGGCACCGGCAACGTGATAACCAATATCAACGCTAGTGAATTAGGGGTCACAGCCGGTACCGCTGAGGCAAGTAAGGCGTTGGTCTTAGATGCTTCAGCTAACTTAACCAGCGGTATCAATGATCTGTACGTCGATAATGACCTACTTGTCGCAACTAATATCAAACATGTGGGTGATGTCAACAACCTTATCCTGTTTGGCACGGACACTCAGAGCTACGAAACTGGGGGGACCTCCAGGCTAGATATTTCTGACTCTGGGGTCCGCTTAGGCGCGGCTAATGCTCGCGTTACCACGATCCTTGATGACGATGCAATGACAGCTAACAGCGCCACAGCTTTAGTCTCTCAGCAAAGCCTCGTAGCGTATGTGACGTCGGGCACGCTAACCCTGACAAATAAGACCCTGACCTCACCTGTCATTGAAGGTGGGACTATTGGAGCAACCACCCCGGCGACCGAAGCCAGTGTAGACAATCTTAAGTTAGATGGCAACACGCTTTCTTCCACCAACACCGATGGCAACATTAACATCACCCCCAATGGGGACGGGGTAATAGATGTCACAGGTGCCGCGAGACAGAGTACGCTCATTGCCTTAACGAGCTCCAGTAACTCTGTTGCGGTAAACTTAGCAGAAGGCTGCTTCTTTCAGATAGCTGCTCTTGCAGAAATTACGACAATTGCAAATCCCACTAATGTGGGACCGGGACAGTCAGGCAGCATTTGGATTGTACACGCAGCAGGCAGCAATACCGTCGCTTACGGGAGCAGTTGGAAATTTGCGGGAGGATCAGCCCCTACCGCTTCCACAACTGACACGCAGATAGACAGACTAGACTATGTCGTCCGGACTTCTACGCACATTGATGCCTCCCTCGCCACAAACGTATCGTAGGATAACAGCATGAAAATAGCAAAACTCACCCATGATGGGGAGCGGTTTAGTGTCCCTGTACAGGAAATATATCCCCATGAACAAGGGGTCAAAGGGCCAAACGGCACTCAGTATCCAGCGAATATATTTAACCTGTGGACTAACGAAGACCTCAGGTCCATTGGGTATGTCAGGGTGGTGGAGAATGCGGTTCCCGAAGACTGCATCCTTGTCAATACCGAGACTAAGTTGATAAAGAATCAACTGGTGCTAGAGCACGAGTACCGGCAGAAGCCCAAGGAAGCTGCGCCGATTAAGTCCCATGCTCAAGTAGTGGCTGAGGGTATAATGGCAGATCAAGGGATGCCCCATGAAGACGCAGTACAGGAGCAGCTTGACGCGATCTTTATATGGTTTGAAGCACTACATCAGCAGGCAGGTGCAATTCGGGAGGCTATCCAGAATATTCGTATCGGTGGTCCGTCTAATGAGATACAGCCCGGACCGGCTCAGAAGCTTATTGAAGCCCTGTCTCCGCTACTTGACCCGCCACAGGAAGTAAATAAGTTCCGTGGAGCGTACAAGCGGGTGAAGGGCCAGTAATGCCGTTATCTGGAACGATCCCCATCGCAAGCAGCAGTGGTGAAGTAGTAACTCTTGCTTCTAACACCAATGATGTGAATATGTTCTCACTCTTTGGGTCCCCAGCAGGAATTGGAACATATATTCTTACAGTTAACTCCGGGGTGGTGATAGGGTCTACTTCATCTAGCACTGCTGCTATGACTATTGGAAGCTTTGCGGTGGGTTCTACTGTTCGTCTTATAAACAACGGAAGCATAGAAGGAGAGGGAGGAACAGGGGGAGTATCTGATGGAGGAGCAGGAGGAGTAGGAGGAAATGCTCTTGATGCGACAGTGGCTATAGAAGTCTTTAATAATGACACCATCGCTGGGGGAGGCGGAGGTGGGGGCGGTCACGGAAACAATACAGTTACAGGTGGGGGTGGTCATTCAGATCCCCCCTGTGAAGACAGTGCTGGGGGTGCTGGAGGAAAGGGAGCTGGATCTGGAAATGCCGCAGCGGGAAATGGTGGAACATTAGGTGCTACTGGAAGCAACGGATCTGCTGGATCTGGGCCGTGTGGCGGGGATCCTGGAGGCAGCGGCGGAGCTCCAGGGAACTACGCAATCAACGCCAGTAATATAGATTGGATAGTCACAGGAACAAGATTGGGAGGAGTAAGTGCCTAAGAAAGTTAAAAGAGATCCTAGGGGAAATCCCCCTAAGAATCAACCAGTTAACGGGTTCGTACCTAACTCCAGGGTGCAAGTGACTTCGATAGAACGTCACTGGGTGTATACTTCTGCAGAACTCCAGATTGTGGCCTATCGCGGGGGCACCAACGACAGAAATGAAAGCCTTATCGGGGGTAACCAAAATGTCATACAGTGTGTAACGAAAGGAAGAGCCACTTTCCAACGAGAAGGAGAATCTTTAGAAGAGATCTCGGCTATAGGGTTTAGAGATACTTACCCTAGTAAGGTGGATGGAGTTTTATCCACGTATGAGATTAAGCAGGGAAATACAGAGTTCCTTTGTATTAAGACTCGCTTAAGGAAAAACGCCCCTTATGATGTTCTCACCTTTAACCCTAGTGAACGAATTAATATATCTGGTCCAGTTTCAGGGTCTAACTTTATAGTGATAGCAGTGCAAGGTAAAGTAGACTTCGTGGATGAGCGGGTATCCGGTATTCTGGATCGTCTTGAAACAATTCAAGACCACATAGAAATTGAACCGGGGGACACGGCAGAAGGCACGGCTATTGGAAGAACAACTTTGTTGGTGATTAAGTAACATGACTAAAGAAGAAGCAACAGAAAAATGGCACCTAGACAGACGGGTTCCTATCGGTATCATAGTTGGTTTGGCGATTCAAACGATTGTGTTTGTTTATTCAGCCACCTCTTGGTCCTCTAAAATGGAAAGCCGAATGCTTGCCGTGGAAAAACAAGTTTCTGCAAACTTCATCACAAATAGGAGACAATACGAGGTAATTAACGAAGAACGGCTAAAGTCCCACGGCACGGCACAGGCTCTAGCCAGAGTTGAAGGCACTTTAAATTCCATGGAAAGGCAGCTCACAACCATTGTCGGTCACATAATGAAGGATAGTAAATGAAGTTACTTCTTCAGCGATTAAGGGGGTCTGAGGAGGCTACCCTTTCTGCTCTGTTTCTTGATGGTCAGTTCCAGTGCTTTGGTCTTGAAGATCAAAAGCAGCTCTACAAGGTGGCAGGGGAAACCCGCATTCCATCAGGGGTCTATCAAGTAAGCCTACGCGCCGAAGGCGGTATGACGAAGCGGTACGCTGAAAAGTTTCCAGGCCTACACGAAGGCATGCTATGGCTCAGGGATGTAAACGATTTTAACTGGGTCTATATTCACATAGGTAATACGGATGACCATACGGAAG